TTGGTCAAAGATGGAGCTACGGCTATTGAGGCCCTTGGAGACTCTATCGATGCCTCGCTAGTCGATCTCAAAGGCGGCACTACTGGGCAGGTGCTCAGTAAGACATCTAATACAGATATGGATTTTGTCTGGGTTACCTCGGACGATGCTAACGCGATCCAGAATACGATCGTGGATGCAAAGGGCGATTTAATTACAGCTACAGCGGCCGATACACCGGCTCGCCTAGCCGTCGGATCTAACGGCGAGACACTCGTAGCAGATTCTTCCACTTCAACAGGCTTGCGCTATACGGCTGGAACAGTTCAGGCTAACCCATTTCTAAACTCAGCCCAGCAAATTTGGCAACGTGGCACTTCCTTTTCTTTTACAAATGGACAGCGTCAATTTACTTCAGACCGATGGGAAGCAAGTTCCAATAACGGCACAGGTACAGTAAGCCGTCAAGTAACAGGTGACACAACCAATTTGCCGTTCATTCAGTATTGCACTCGTTTCCAGCGTACGGCTGGACAAACTGGAACAGGCGGAAACTTGCTTTGTCAAAACTTTGAGACAGTTAATTCAATTCCTTTTAGTGGAAAAACAATAACTGTTTCTTATTACGCTAGAGCAGGTGCTAACTTTTCAGGTACTTTTACTCCAGTTCTTGCTTACGGAACAGGCACAGACCAAAACATTTTTGTTGGTTTAACAGGTCAAACATCTATTGCCAACACGCCAGTTACATTAACTACAACTTGGCAACGCTTTAGTTTTACTGTTTCAGTTGCAGCGGCATCTACACAGTTAGCATTTTATTTTAATGGAACTGGCGCAGGTACGGCTGGGGCTAATGATTATTATGAAGTAACTGGTATGCAGATGGACATCGGCAGCGTGGCACTACCTTTCCGCACTAACGCGGGAACAATCCAAGGAGAACTTAGCGCCTGTCAGAGGTATTACTGGCGTGGTTCAGGTCTGCAAGGAGTAAATGCCGTCCTTGGATCAGCGCAAGCCGTCTCAACAACCGCTGGGCGTGGTTATGTAACTTTCCCAGTCACAATGAGAACTGCGCCAACATCTGTTGATTGGTCATCATTATCAATCAATGAAATTGCTGCTGGTTATACAGTTAGCACACTTACTTTGGTTGGGTCTGGTCTTGAAAATCCAAATATGGGAGCAATATCTTTTACGACGACAGGCTTAAACGCTTATCGTTACTATGCAATAGTGATAAATAATACTTCAAGTGGTTTCCTCGGATTTAGTGCGGAGTTATAAAAATGGATAAAGTTACTTTTATTGATGAGACTGACCCAATGACTGGGCAAGTTACTGAACACGCAATCATTGATCGAGGCGATGGGTCATTTACCTCAATGCTGAAATCAACCTATGAAGCGCAACAAGCGGAACAATCCACACCGAACCTGCCTGGAAATGCTAACGAGCTATAACGGGTATCCGGCTTCAAAGGACCAAGCCGAGATAAAGATCAAGGCGTATCAGATAAAGGGTACGTCGCTGAAGCTTAGGTGTGCCGAAAGTGTGGGTCCGCTTTTGGCCGCCTTCGCTTCGGACTTCCACGAGCTAATTGAACCAATCGATGAGGGCGGCTTGGATGATTGGGGTTACGCTTTCCGGATGGTACGCGGTACAACCGACAAACTCAGCTGCCATTCATCCGGTACGGCGATCGATCTAAACGCTACGAAGCACCCATTAGGTAAGTTTGATACATTCCCGGCTGAAAAGGTGCCAATGATTCGGGCCTTGGCTAAGAAGTACGGCCTCAAATGGGGCGGCGATTTTAAGAGCCGTCCGGATGATATGCACTTCGAGGTCAATGTGACACCGACAAAAGCAAAAGAATTAATAAAGAAGTTAGGACTAGGAGATAAAGATGAATAAAAAGCAATTAGAGGCAGCTGCAAAGTCATACGCACGTGCAGCGGTAGCCTCAGTAGTAGCTCTCTATATGTCAGGTATAACAGATCCTAAGGTACTGGCTAACGCCTTTATCGCCGGCCTAATTGGCCCTCTTGCTAAGGCACTTCAACCTAGCGAGAAGGCCTACGGCCTCGGCTCAAAATGATCCGGGCCCTGATAGGGGCATTAGTGGGGACTTTGCTCTTATCGGGGTGCGGTTATCAAGGATGGGTGCGCTATGAGTGCCAAGTCTACGAAAACTGGGATAAGCCTGAGTGCACTCCGCCACAATGCGAGGCTACCGGAGTCTGTAGTAAGGATCTTATTACGATCGATGAGTAAAGAAAATAAACGGCTAACGCCTGAGGACATACACGCACGGTTAATCTTTCTAATCGGTGCGGTACTAGCTTTAACCTTTTTTGTAATTACAGGCGGGGCCGTCTACGCCTTGGTGTTTGTTACTCAGCCTGTAGGGGCTCAAGCTCCTAACGATAGAGACTTCATACAGTTACTACAGACCTTGGCCATATTCTTAACTGGGGCTTTAGGTGGAGTACTGGCAGGTAATGGCCTTAAATCTAAGCCTAAGGATACGACAAAGACCGACACGCCAAGCTAGATAGTTGCTTTATGTCAGTTGCTAGCCTCATACTGATACTACAAACGCCGGGAGGGCTACTCGGTTAGGTAGCTGCTCGGCCTGAACAAAGGGCTAAGTAATGAACAGTTTAGATATATTAATCGCATTAGCAGCTGCAGGTATGGGCTTTATGTTTATGGTGCTCGGATACTCAATCGGCTACCGACAAGGGCACGGCGAGGGCTTTATTAGGGGCCGCGCTATAGCTCAAGCTCTGAAAGACAAGGAGCTAATCTAATGGGATTTTTAGATAACTACGAGGATGTAAACGCTCGTATTAAAAGATTTAGAAGTGAGTATCCGAGCGGTAGATTATGCGCCACGATCGAACACTTAGACATACAGGCCGGCACCGTACTTGTACGAGCTGAGGCATACCGTGAGTATGAGGATGAAAAGCCAAGCGCCGTAGATTATGCGTTTGGTAACGTGGCAGCTTATCCAAATAATATGAAACGCTGGTTTATAGAGGATACCCTCACGAGCAGTTACGGCCGGGTAATCGGGCTTTTAACTCCAAGTCTAGAGTTTAACTCAAGGCCTACGGCTCAAGATATGCAAAAGGTAGAGACTTTGCCCGCTGATCCTGATCCTTGGAGCAAAAAGGCAGCGATCGAAGATATGCCTACTATGGCAAGTGCTATCGGTGAGATCGAACAGAGCTTAGGCGGAGCCTTAGTAGCTGAGCCTCCTCGATGCTCGCACGGCACTATGGTTTGGGCTGAGGGTACGGCTAAAGCTACAGGTAAACCTTGGGCAGCTTACAAGTGCACCGAGAAAAACAGAGCTAGCCAATGTAATCCATACTGGCACGTACTTGGATCGGACGGAAAATGGAAACCTCAAGTATGACCGAGAAAAGCCTATTTGATTACATTAAAGGCAAGTACGTCGAGGATTTAGAGATGTCCGGCGATGCTTTTGAGTACATCGATGCCACGAGTCAGACCTACCGTATGAAGGTAGAGCTCAAGTGCAGACACACTCATTACGACGAGCTTATTTTGGAAAAGGATAAGTACGAGTCGCTAATGCAACAGGCCGACAAGCTGGGCTTTACGCCGTTTTACATAAACTCAACGCCTCAAGGCATATACGCGTTTAACCTACGCAAAATTACGGTTACTTGGACTACACGGCGCTTACCGGCTAGCACTTATAACAAGACTGCACCGGTCGATAAAGAGATAGCGCTGCTACATATTGATAAGGCGGTTAAATTGTAATGGGAGAAATAACGTTTATAAAGGATGGATACGCTACGACGATCCACGACAACGGAGATATGACTGTAGTAGCTATGGATCAATGCGATCAATGCCATAACTGGGTATCAAGTGACGGCGGGCTAAAAGTACGCGATGTAGGCCAAGAGGTGGTTATTTGGCTTTGTGCAGAGTGTAGGGCTTAATGAATACATATAAATACGAGTGCCGTAAGTGTAAAAAGGTTACGGATCAGATCGAGCGCATTATTACAGATAACCTACCGCCTAACGTTAAAACGCTCCAATGTACTAAATGCGGCGTTATGGGTGTGTGTTTAATGGAGGCTCAAGATGCCGACGTATGAGTATGAGTGCATAGTATGTAACGTGCGATATGAAACTATAGAGAAAATAGCCGAGCACACTACGCCGTATTGTTGCTCAATGATGATGAGGCAGATTTATAGTGCTCCTGGCATTAGCTTTAAGGGCACGGGCTGGGGCCATCAATGATAACCGTACTGATGGGCCCTCCCGGATCGGGTAAATCTACTTGGGTCGATAAACACTATGAACACGGTACACATATATTTAATACTGAGGCAGTACGTACTAGACCCGGTATAGATGTACAAGGCTTTATGCGTTATGAACGTATCAAAGCTATTAAAGCTGCTCAATTAGGGGTAGATGTCATATGCGATGGTACGCACACTATCCCGGGTCATAGGGCCATATGGTTACAGGTAGCTAAAGAGCTAGGCATAGAGACAAAGATTATCGCCTTTGACACGCCATTACTTACGCTCCTACAAGTACAAAAAGAGCGCTTACATCCGGCACCACATAAAGTCGTAGTCGATCACTATCGGCGCTTTCAGCTGCAAAAGCACGTAATTAACCGAGAGCCTTGGCATTACATCGAGGTAATTGTTAGGGGTATTAATGATAAATAGTTATCCACAGAAGTTATACACAGGTGTAAAAGCCCTGTGGGACACGCTCAAGATTACGCTCAAGATTGACAGGTATTTGACTAATGGTTTACGCTCCATACTCGCAGGCGAGCCGCTGAGGCGGATAGCTCGCAGGCGTAGTTTGGTGCTTTTGGCCGGGCTATTGCTATTTACGGGAGTAAATCAAGCCTCAGCTATAAACACGCCAAACGATGTAAATAGATACAAACTCTATGCTCACTTTAAGTTAGTAGATGCAAAACAGTATCGATGTTTGGAGCTGCTTTGGAACCGTGAGAGTTTATGGAATCCAAGAGCTGATAATCCTAAGAGCTCTGCATATGGCATACCTCAACTGCTTAAGCTAAAGGAGAAGGATCCATATAAGCAGATAGATAGAGGACTCAAGTACATCGAGCATAGGCACTCCACACCGTGCAAGGCTTGGGAGTTTCATAAGAGGACTGGTCATTACTGATGGTTAGAGGTAGACAAGATCCAAGAGTCAGCAGTAAATACAAAAAAGCCCGGTTAGTCGCATTAGCTCGTGATGGTTACGTGTGCGCCTATTGCGGTAATGATGCCGATACGGTCGATCACATACAAAGCATTAAGTCCGGAGGCGATCCGGTGAGTCTCGAGAACTTAATCTCGTGCTGCAAGTCGTGTAATAGTGCCAAGGGTTCACGCTCACAGGGCGTTTTTTTAGAGCGCTTTTCTAC